CAATGGGAAGGGGTATTATATATCCCTTCCTTTTTTATCAAATCTAAAACAAATAACAATGACACAAAAAGAATTAAATTTAGAAAGAAAATTACAAGTAAATAAATATAGCTATATAATTATTTCAGTAGTTAAAAATGATATTCATTTAAGATTATGGTGCTATAAAGAATTAGGTAAATTATGTGGTTCAGTTAGTACATTAATAGATATAAATGATATGGTTAAATTCATAGGTGATAATCATATTGCATTCACTAATGAAAATAGGATATTATATACAGAAGTAATTACTTCATTTGGAGTTCCAGAAATGATATATACTGAATTATCAGTAGAAGATTATTTATTTGGATATATGAGTGATAGTGCATTTTTATTATTGATGGAAAGATGCTTTGCAAATCTATTTATAAACTTTAAAGAAATACAAACAGAAACAATTACTAACTAATAAAATCTAAAACAATGTTACAAGAATTAAAAAAAGTTATCCCATACAAATGGAGGGTACAAAGTATCAATGAATATAATGCTACTTGTGTAGCGTATATAGATAGTAGGCAAGTACAAGATTTACTTGATGAAGTTGTTGGTGCAGAATCTTGGCAAAGCGACTATAAAGAAGTGAAGGGAAATATGTTTGCTGGTATTGGTATTAAACAAGGCAATGAATGGATATGGAAATGGGATTGTGGAACAGAAAGTAAAACAGATGCAGAGAAAGGTGAAGCATCCGATTCTTTTAAGAGGTCTGCAGTAAAATGGGGAATAGGTCGTTTCCTTTATTCACTTGATATTCAAAGATTGAAAGTTGCAGAATATAAGAACAAGAAATATCCAGCAGATAACAAAGGGAAGGTTTTATTTTCTGGTAATGAATTAACTGATTATATTAATTCTATTACTGCAAAGAAAGTTATTGTTGAAGAAGTGAAGGAAGGAAAGAAAGAAATAACAGATATGCAGATGGTGAAATTAATTGCCAGATATAATGGTGGTGAAACTGATGTGTTCAGCAAAGCAGAAGAACATTATTCATTCAGAGAAAAAGATATTTTAATTATTAACGAAGTTAAAAACTATAAAAAATGATAGAGCAATATTCAAAAGAATGGTTTGATAATAGAATGGGTAAGATAACCAGTTCAACTATCTGGAATCTTATTGTTGAACCAAAAGAAAAAATAAAGAAAGATGCTGGTGAATTATCCAGCACTACTAAAGATTACTTAATGAGTAAACTTGCAGAACGATTAACTGGAGTACAAAGGGAATTCAAAAGTGATGCTACTGCTCACGGACTTGAATTAGAAGCAGAAGCATTAATGCACTATATGACTATGACTAAAAATGTTGTAAGTGAATGTGGTTATATAGAAAAGATAACTGGTTTATATGGTGGTACTCCAGATGGATTAGTTAATGATGATGGTATCATTCAAGTGAAATGTCCATATAATTATACTAATCACATTCATTATGGTTTAATTGATAGTGTAGCATTCTTTAAAGCAAAGTATAGAGAATACTACTGGCAATGTCAAAGTGATATGCTGGTTGCTGAAAGAACATTCTGTGACTTTGTTTCTTATTGTCCAGATATGCCAGATAAATTAAAGATGTTTACACTTCGCATTCCTATTGACTATGATGATTGTGCATTGCTTCTGCAGAAAGTTGAATCTGCTGGTAAGTATTTAAATAACCTATACACTAAAATTATAAATCTATGAGCAGTATAAAAGATGCATTGCACTACATTCAATTATATACTGGTTGTGATAAAACTGCATTAAAAAGAATTGAATATATTTTAATGGAATTGAATCCAGTAGTTGAAGTTGAAAAGATAGTTGAAGTTGAAAAGATTAAAAAAGTGTATGTGAAAACAAATAAACCTTCAATGAAAATTAATAAGTGGAGTGAGCAATATTTTATTGATAATGATACATCTTATAAACGGATAAACCATATATCAAGGAAGCAAGATATTGTTGAAGCAAGAGCAAAGTTTTGTGTTGAAGCATACAAGGAAGGGTATTCACTTGTTCAAATTGCAAGGTATCTTAATAGACATCATACAACTATTTTATGTCATTTAAATAAATCAAGAATAAGTTTCAAAAATGTAAAATCAATTATTAATTAAAAACAAAACAAAATGAAAAGTCCAAAAAATCAATTAATGGAAGTATTTAATTTATTACTTACTTCACAAGTAACCAGTTTTGAAATTATCAAATTAGGTATCTTAAATCCTACTGCAAGAATTTCACAATTAAGAAGCAAAGGAGTAGATGTTATCTGCACAGAAATGCCACATATAAATAAATTCGGAAGAAAATGCAGTTTCGGTGTATTTAAACTGGCGAATAAGAAAGAAGCAAATAAAATTTATAAACTATTAAACAATTAAAAAATGATTTGTATTACAGAAAGGATATTCAACGATTTCAAGGTAGGCAGTTCAGCGAAGTTATTTTTATCATTCATAAATTCTACTGGTAAAAATAATCTAAAGAATAATGAATATGCTTCTTTATTTAAAGTAAGTATTATGACAATAAATAACTGGTGCAATGAACTTGAAAGACTTGGTTATATAACCATCAAATATTACAAAAAGGAAAGGCAAATTGTTATAAATGATATTTTAAACGATTATAAGAGCAATTAGCCGAAAATTAAGGCGAACTAATATAAAACCATTAAAAAGCCGATTAGAGGGGAAATTTCGCCTTATTTCTTCTTTAATCGGCATTATTATTAATATGAAACATTCAACCTATTATTTCTCACACGATTATAATGCACATAATGACACAAAGGTTTTATTCTTAAGACAACAATTAGGTATGGAAGGTTATGGAATTTATTGGTATTTAATAGAACAACTGGCAAACAATAATGGGAAACTTCCATTAACATTAATTCCAGTCCTTGCAATGCAGATGCACACTACAGAAGTGAAAGTGAATGCAGTTATTACATCTTTTGAATTATTTATTATAGAACAGAATAGTTTTTTTAGTTCAAGATTAAATAGCCATTTGAATTTAAGAACAAATCTGTCAGAGAAAGGTAAGTTAGGAGCAGAAAAAAGATGGAAGAATAGGGTGGCTAATGGGGAGGGTAATGCAAAGGAAAGGAAAGGAAAGGAAAATAAAGGAAATGAAAATAAATTAAATGATAATCTAAATAAGATTGTAATATGAAAGACAAAGTAATGCCACATAGCATAGATGTTGAAGAATCAGTATTAGGAGTTCTTTTAATAGAACCTAATTGTGTACCAGCATCTATAAATAAATTAAGTATTGATTTCTTTTATAGTATAAAGCATCAAGCAATATTTAAATGTATTCAATCTTTATATGATAAGATGGTGAATATAGATTTAGTAACCATTATGCAAGAACTGATGGTAACAAAAGAGATGGAAAAAGTTGGACAACCTTATGATGTAGTTAAGATAACCAACAAAGTAACTGGTTCTGCTCACATAAATGATTGGATAAACATATTGCAATACTATTATCTTCAAAGGAAAGGAATAGTAATAGGACAAGAACTATTTAATAATAGTTATGATACTGCAGATATACAAGCAACATTAAATACTGCGAGTAGTCATATACTAAATGCACAAGAAAATGTATTTCGCAATACTGAAAAAGCAGTTAGTCATTTCATAATGTCATTGGCAAAGCAAAGGGATAGTATTTCAAGTGAAGGACAGATAGGTATTAATACTGGTTATCAATCATTGAACAATGTTATAAGTGGATGGGTAGCACCAGATTTGATTATAATGGCTGGAAGACCAGCACAAGGAAAGACGGCATTCGCATTAAACACTATTCTTTCATTACTAAAAGAAGGGAAATCAGTTGGAATATTCTCATTAGAAATGAGTGGTGAACAATTAATCAATAGATTATTGTCTTTACATTCAGATATTGACCATACTAAATTAAGGCATAACAATCTTAATGAATTTGATAGGGAAAGATTAATGCGTAGTGAAGCATTCTTATCTAAAACAAAATTGTATATAGATGATAATGCTAATCTTAATATCCGTGAACTGCGAAGTAAATCAACTATAATGAAAAGGAAGTATAATGTTGATATGATTGTTATTGATTACCTACAATTAATGTCTGGCATAGATAAGAAAGGAAATAGGGAAAGTGAAATAAGTGAAATTAGTAGGGGATGCAAAATTATTGCAAAGGAATTGAATATACCAGTCATAGCATTAAGTCAGTTGAGCAGAGCAGTTGAAAGTAGGCCAGATAAGATGCCACAATTAAGTGACCTTCGTGAATCTGGTGGTATAGAACAAGATGCTGATAGTGTTATATTCATAATGCGACCAGATACATACAACATAAATGAATTTGAATATGAAGGAACAACTTATAACTCACAAGGAACTGCAATTATTAAGGTAGCAAAAAATAGACACGGAATTATGAAGAAGTTTCCATTAAAATTCAATGGTAATTTAATGCAGTTCAAAGAATTCAATACTCCTTTTTAATGTGGATAACTTAAATTTTATTGTATGAATATAAAAAAGTTTATTTGTCTTATGCTTAATGAAAAAAATGTCCATTTACTTATAATAAATTATCTAAAAACACATTATCCAAATGTAATTTTTAGAACAGATTTTAGTTCTGGAATGAAAATGTCTATTGGTATGGCAAGGAAACATAAATCTTTGCAGTATTCAAATGCTTACCCAGACTTATTCATAGCAGAACCAAGAAATGGGTATCACGGATTGTTCATAGAAATTAAGAAAGACCCTTCTGTTGCAATTAAAAAAGATGGTGAATTAAGGGACAACAAACATCTACAAGAACAAGCGAATATGCTTGAAAGATTAAGAGAGAAAGGATATTATGCTACATTCGGAATGGGATATAATAAAACAATATCAATTATAAACACATACCTTGATAGCGATTAACTGGTTATATGATGAAGAATTCAAACAAGTATTTATTAATATAGGGAAAGATTTGTGGGAAGATTTAAGACAAGAGATTGCTCTTATAATTTTGGAATATGATATTAATAAGATAGAAGATTTAACGATTAAAGGAAAGCAAGTATTTAAATTTTGGGTAGTTAGGATATGTTGCAATCAAGTAGCAAGTAAAACTGGTAAGATGTGGAGAATGTATAACACTATTATTCCAGTTGAAGATATTAATTTGTTCTTGAAAGATGAAGGTGAAGTAGAATACAATACAGATGATATTGTAAAACAGATAAGAGGGAAGATTGAAAAGTTACATTGGTATGACAAAGCAATATTAGAATTGTATATTGAATACAAATCTTATAGGAAGGTAAGTGAAGTAACACAAATTCCACATACCAGCATCTTTATAACTTTAAAAAATGTAAGAAAATGTTTGATAACTTCTATATCGTTTTAGGTAGCATATTTATTCCTATCATTTATTTATATATATTAAAGATTCCTTATTGGTTTGAATTCTATAGTGGTTATAAACTAATGAAACCATTTGATTGTGGATTCTGTTTGTCATTTTGGATATCTTTATTTTTTTTAAACTTACAAAACAATTTTATACATTCACTATTTATTAGTAGTAGTGTTCCGTTCATATATCTATTTATTGAAAATAAAATAACAAACAAATGGGAATTTTAATTGAAGGAAAAGACATCTTAATATTTGAAAAGTATTATGAAATGTATATGACATACAAAAGAGCAAAGTATGTTAAGAATTATAATGCAGAAGTATATAATGATTTGAAATCATTGTATGAAAAGTATATAGGAAAATTAACTCTTGCTCATTGGTGCAGTAGTTGTCGTGCTGAATTGCTTGTTCAAGTATATAACTTTTATGAAAAGAATAAAGTATTTAACACAATAGCAGAAGATATTATTTTAAATGAAGTGGAGTCAGTAGATGTAACAAAAGAAGAACCAGTAGAAGTAAAGAAAAGAGGTAGAAAGAGAAAGGTCATTTAAAAAAAATACTCCCACAAGAATATGGAAGTATTACCAAATCAGAACAAGTAACTTATAACGAGTTAAAGAATAATCAAATGTAAACAATAAAAACAAAAAACAATGAACAAAGACAAATCTGTGGAAAAAGTTTTATTCGGTAGGGGTAAAAAAAGAAAAGACCATTGGATAACTGCTTCTATTAATGTATCTGAATTGCAAAAGTATTCTTATGAATACAATGGCAAACATTATGTGAATGTAAATATCAATGTAGCAGAACAACCAGACCAGTATGGTAAAGATGTTACTATTACTTGGAATGATTACAAACCTAATTAATGAAGAAGCATACTAAAATATATTTTCTTTATTTTGATTATGGTATGGATTCATTTATACCTTGTGAATTATGTGGTTCAAGAGCAGTAGATATACATCACATAGATTGCAGAGGTATTGGAGGAAGCAATGATAAAGATAGTATAGATAACTTAATGGCATTATGTAGAAGTTGTCACATTGAATATGGTGATAAGAAGGAGCATACTGCAATGTTAAAGAGCATTCATTTATTAAAAGTATTAAAACATTAGTAGGCAGTTGATGTGGACTGGTTACGACCAGCAATTAAACCAACATATCGTGGTAGCGATTACGCAAGTGAAAATCTTGTACTGCCTAAACTTACATTTATTCAAATACAAAAATGTATTATTAAACACATTATTCAAATGAAAGAAATAGAAAAAAGTTGCAGTCAATCACAAAGAATAATTGGCGAACATTCAATTCAAATATTAGAAATATCAGATGAAGAAATAGAGAAATGCAATTATACATTTTTGAAAGATGGAACATATTATATAGCAGACAAAGAATCTTTTTATGCTGGTGCTAAATGGTATCGTGAAAAAATAAAACAATTATATGATAAAGGATAAATTCTTATTCGCAATCGTTGTATTAATTCTATTGTGTTTAATAGTAAAAGAATTAAATGATAGACCTCCATTAGTAGTTCATTTTGATAGGTCAAATCAAATAGAAAACAAATGATAACAATATTCTTAAGTATAGTATTTCTAATAATAGTTTATATCTTATTATGGTATGCATTGAAGTATTATATTAAATCGCAAATAAAGAAAATAAATAAACAATAAAATATGATACAGAAAGTAAACATTGCAGAATTAAAATTAAACGACAAGAATCCAAGAACGATTAGTGATTCAAAGTTTAATAAACTGGTTGCAAGTATTAAGAAGTTTCCAAAGATGCTTGATATAAGACCAATAGTAGTGGACAAAGATATGATTGTATTAGGTGGTAATATGCGACTTCGTGCTTGTCAAGATGCTGGTTTAAAGGAAGTACCTATCATCATAGCAGATAAACTAACAAAGAAAGAACAAAGAGAATTTATTATTAAAGACAATGTTGGATTCGGTGAATGGGATTGGGAATCATTGGCAAATGAATGGGATACAAAAGACCTTGAAGAATGGGGATTGGACTTCCCACGATTTGATGTAGAAGATGAAATACCAGCAGAAGGAAGGATGGCATCAACATTAGATGAGAAGTTAGACACCTATCTTAATGCAACAATAAAGCAGATAGTTCTTTATTATGAATTAGAAGAATATGAATTCGTGTTAAAAGAATTAGATAAGATAGCAGAAAAGAATGATTTGCCAGATAATAGTTCAGTAATCAAATTCTTAATAGAGAACCAGAATGGATAATTTTATAATATGTGTTGTATCAACACAAAGAGCAGAAAATGTACCAGCAATAAAAAAACATTTCCCAAATCGAGAACTGGTTTTCTTTGTATCAAAGAATGAAGGCACATCTTATAAGATGTTTGGTGCAACAAATGTAATAGAGTGTGATAGAAATATATGTGATGCAAGGAATAAAGCATTCTTATATTGTAAAGAACAGAATAAATATTGTGTTCAAACCAGCGATGACTTGAAAGGTATATCTGTTGTCATTAATAAAAAGAAGCATAAAATAACGACAATAGAAGCGATTAACGATATCATTAATAAGATGTGTGAAACTGGTGCAAAGATTTGTGGAGTTGCAATAACAGACAACATATTAAATTATAAAGAAGATTGGAGGTATGATAAGTTGATTGTCAATGACTTAATAGTTATCGCACCAGATAATGAATTGCTTTATGATAATGGTGCATTCTTAAAAGAAGATTATGATATGTTCATTCTGCAAATGAAAAGATATGGAATAGTATTAAGAGCAGATAAGTATCTATGCAGATTCCCTCATAGAGAAAATAAAGGAGGTGGTAATACATATAGAACTTATGATACAGAAAAGAAACAGAATGATTATGTAATTGAAAAACATTCTGGTTTAATTATACCTCATAATAGAAGGGAGAATCAAATATCTGTAAATTATAAAAAATTATATGAAGATATTTCTGTTCCATCTAATAAATAATTTTAATCTTGGAGGTAGTACAACATTCCTTGTGCATCTTTATGAACAACTGATAGAGCAAGGGTATGAACCTATCGTTATAAAAAGAGGAAAGAAAAAAAGAGTAACAGAATATTATCATATACCAGTTACATATTTGAGTGATGATGAAATATTATTTATCTCAAAGCATAATAGATGTTTGATAACATATTGTTTCTGGAATGAGAATGGTTCTTTAGCAAGTAAACTAATTAAGAATAATGTATCATTAATTGTTCACGACCCCGCAGAATTCCATAATGATTGGATTGCCATTGCAAAGAAGTTAGATAACACTATTGTTATAAGAGAAAAGAATAAATTAAACCTACAAGAATTAGGAATTAAATCTACATTCATTCCACATCCTTATATCAGTTCTAATATAAAACAGAATAAGACAAGATTAGCAGTAGCACCAGCAAGGATTGATTTTAGAAAGCATACAGAAATAATATGCGATTACAATAATCTATATAAGAATAAGATAGATATCTATGGTGAAATAAATAGGTTATATGATTATCATATTTTAACAAAGCAATATCCTAACTGGAAAAATGAGTATAAAGGGAAAATTAAGACAATTTTAGGGGAGCAAACAAATGTGATAAGCCATTACCACTATTCAATAGATTTGACTGCTATAAAGAAGGATGGAGGTGGAACTCAATATTGCTTCTTTGAATCTTGGGATGCTGGTTGCATTCTTATATTAAATAAGAAATGGGATTGTGATAATTCTATTCTTAAAGATAAAGTGAATTGTTTATTTGTTAATGATGCACAAGATATAAGAACAATATTAGATAATAATATATCTTATGATATAAACAATGCAAGAAAGATATTAGATAACCATACTTCAAATATTATAATTCCTCAATACTTAAATATTATGAAATGAAAATAATAGATGTAACTGCAAAAGAATTAAATACAAAAGAATATAAGATGCGTTATGCAACTGAAAGTGATGCAGATATATTAATAAAGGAAGATACTTTGCTGGTAGAAGATGGAAATCCAATATTATTATATAAGAAGATTGACTGGTGCGATACAGATGAATTGCTTAATGCTTGTCATAAAGTTAAATACACTACAGATACAAGATTACCAAAGAAAGAATCTAAAGGTATTACAACAAGGAGTGCAATATTCGGATATAAACCACGAATTCCATTAAGACAAGATTTCTGTTCTGCTACTGCAATGGCAAACAATCAGCCACAAGAACATAATGTAGTAACAAAATTTGCAGAACAATTAACTGGTTTCTATAAAGAATATTTCCCAGAAACATTTGCTATTCACGAAGCGAAGATGGACTCTATTAAGAGTGAATGGAGAATACCTAATAGCATATTCACATCTGGAATTATTAATAAGAACAATCCTTTGCAATATCACCACGATACTGGAAACTTCAAGGGAGTGTTATCTAATATGGTTGCATTCAAAAAAGGAATGATAGGAGGTAGATTAGTATTGCCAGAATACAATATCAAACTTGAAATAAGTGATAACACATTAACAATCTTTGATGGACAAAGTATTGTTCACGGAGTTACTCCTTTAAAAAAATTCACAAAAGATTCATATCGTTACACGATAGTATATTATTCTTTAGAGCAGATGTGGAAATGTGACACAATAAAAGAAGAAGTAATTAGAATAAGGAAATTAAAAAAACAAAGGGAACTAAAAAGATTATAATATGGCAAATGAACAGAATCTAAAACCAGCAAAGAAAGGTGAACCATCAAGAAATCCAAATGGAAGACCTAAAAAATTTACTACCTTATTAAAAGAACAAGGTTATAAGGCATCCGAGATTAATGATACAATACAATCAATGCTTGTTCTAACATTGGATGAACTAAAAGATGTACACGAAGATGAGCAATGCACTATACTTGAAAAGACAATAGCAAATGCACTATTCAAGTCTTGGAAAAGAGGTAGTTTATATTCTATAGATACTTTATTAAGCAGAGCATTCGGTAAACCAAAAGAACAAGTATCATTAGATGGGAACATTAATTTAACTGGAATAGAAGTAGAAATAATTAATCGTGAAATTAAAGATACAAAGTAGTAATGTTTATCTGCGAAATAGCGAATCTAAAAAAAAGATTGTTATTAATCGTGGAGGTACAAGAAGTACAAAGTCATATTCTATATGCCAGTTAGCAGTTGTATGGTTATTATCTGGCAAGATAAAAGATAAGATAGATGAAAGAGGAACATTCAGTATAGTAAGAAAGTTTCTACCATCATTAAGGAGTTCAACATTAAGGGATTTCGTAGAGATATTACAAGGAACTGGTATGTATGATATTGTTGAATACAATAAAAGTAACCTTGAATTTAAAGTTGGTAATAGGATAGTTGAATTCTTTTCTGTAGACCAAGAAACAAAATTAAGAGGTAGGAAAAGAAATCATTTATTCATAGATGAAGCAAACGAAATAAACAAAATAGAATGGCAACAATTATTATTCCGTACTACTGGAAATATATTTCTTGCTCTCAATCCCTCATCACCTACTCACTTCATAAAAACAGAACTGGAAGATATTCGGCAACATACAGAGGGCGATATAGATATTGTTATAAGTAGTTATCTTGATAATCCTTTCCTTGAAAAAGATATAATAAAAGAAATAGAATTACTGCAAAGGACAGACCCTTCATTGTGGGTAGTATATGGAACTGGTGAATGGGGAGCGATAGAAGGATTGATATTCAATAACATAAATCCTTGTGATGAAATAAAAGGAGAAGTAATTGGTTATGGACTTGACTTCGGTTATTCCATTGACCCGACTGCATTGGTAGAGGTAAGGAAAGCAGAAGGTGAACTATTCGTTAATACATTGATATATGAAAGAGGACTTACTAATCAAGATATAAGTATAAGGATGAAAGAGTTAGGAGTGCAATTACATAAACCTATAATCGCTGATAGTGCAGAACCAAAAAGTATAGAAGAATTATATAGGGATGGATGGAGGAATATAAAACCAGCAAGTAAAGGAAGGGATTCTATTGCCAATGGAATTGATATTTTAAGAAGGTATAATATTAAACATATTGCTGGTGATATATTAGGTAAAGAGGTTGCAACATATAAATATCGCACAGATAAAAATGGAGTTCTATTAAGCGAACCAGTTGATTTTAATAACCATTCCATTGATGCATTAAGATACTTCGCTTTAAATGAACTAAAAACAAGTAATAAAGGTATTTATTCTTTTAGATAAACATTGTTCACTTAAATATATTTATAAGTATGTGGGATAAACTTTCAGTAAAACAATTTATAACTCTTTATGATATAGAGTTGAATGCTAATCTAAACACAATAGAAAAGCAACAGAAGATGGTAGCAGTAGTAGAAGGAAAAGAGGAAGAAAATTATGATGATATAAAGTATAGAGAACTGGTTCAATTATATTCAGAGAAATTAAAGTTCTTTAATGATATTCCAAATGCACCATCTGTTCCAGAAATAAAAGTTAATGGAAATAAATATAAATTCTGTTATGAATTAAGCAATATAACTGCTGGACAATACATTGATTTTAAAGGATTTAGTGGTAACATAATGGATTTAAATAAGATGGCTGGTGTATTCTTTTTACCAATTATAGATGGCAAAGTATTACCCTATGGTGAAATACCTCACGAAGTAGTTGCAGAGCAAATGTTAGATGCAAATTTTTTAGAAGTATATGGTTGTATGCTTTTTTTTTGCAAACTATTCAAAGCATTGATAAAAGATTCTCTAAACTCTATTCCAATGACGGAGGAAACGAAGGAGAACCTAACTCGTTTCTTGGGTACTGGGGATGGTTTATGAGTGCAAAGAGTGTAGCAGATTATGAAAATATAAGTGTAAGTAATGCTTATAAATTGAATGTGATTTATTACTTGAACATACTGGCTTACTTAAAAGATTTTAATAAACATCAATCTTTACAACATAAGAAATGGGAGCAACAGATAAAGATGCGATAGCAAATTTAATTATCGGTGGAAGAAAATTGAAAGCCAATGAATACATTGGTGCAATGGATGAAGCATTGGGGAAAAATGTAAAGACAATATTAGATAGATTAGGAATTGATTTAGTACGAAAGTTAGAAGAATTCGCACCATCTGCGAGTGGTAAATTATCAAGTACTATAAAGGTAATAGGAGTAAAAGAAAATTCAAATGGTTATAGATTAGAGATTGGATTTGGAGTTGATTATCACGACTATAT